AATCTTTGATGGTATTTATTCGGCTCGATGCCATAGTAATTGATGCCTTTCTTTTGCAAGCATTCTCCAAGCGTCCCCATGCCAGCACCTATCTCAATTATATCTTTAGCATATTCGATAATTATGTCAGCCGTTGCATCCATCAAATTATAATAATCAGGATTCTCGGGAGTTATTCCGTTTTGTACTTCAATATCAAAAAATTCTTTGTCGCTTACACGGCTCATATTATTGTTTCTTTTGGTAAAAATTGATTGCAATTTGTATGCCCTTCAGCTTGGCTCATTCTATAATCTCTACCAAGTCCTTGAGCAACTGCCATAAAACTTGATTGATTGCCACTAACATATTTTGCACCTAATTGTAATTGAGCCAATTCTAAATAATCCTTTATTTCGTATCTCTCAATCAAATGTTTATACGGCTCATATTCAGATTCTAAACCAATGAAATAAACATTATCTGAATTGTCTTTTAAAAAATTAATTTCTTTAATCCAATCCGTAGTTAGAGATTGATATCTTGGAGTTATATTAATAAAACTATTATTTGATTTTATTGGCTCAACTTTTAACCATCCTTGTTTCCAAGTTTCATCTATAATCTGAAAACTTTGCAAATGCAATTGTACTAAATGAGTTAAATGTAAATCTATATTTGAACGGAATAAATCTAAATTATATATTGTACCAGTCAATTCTCTGCCTTTTTTAACTTCGTGAATATATTCCTGAGATTCTAATAATGGCAAAATCGTGTCATATAAATGGTCGGGTAATTGTACATTAAAAATACCTCCGCCTAATGCCTTAATAGTGGGCAAAGAATAAATGACATCTCCAGTAGCGCCACCATGATAAAAGTTATTCATATAAAATTTAATTATGATTCTAATAACTTAGAATAAATAGCAAATCTATCCTCATTAATTTTAAATAAATCGTAATGCTCTCGGACATATTCAGCATTTGATTCTCCGAAATCCGTTCTCATTTGTTTTGAGAATACCATTCTTTTTATATCTCTCTCCCAATTATCAACCCAACACACCGTAGGAATGTCATCGTAAGGCGCTCGTTTAATTGCCATTAATGGAATACGTTTAGCGCCAGCTTCTAATGCCTTTAAATTGGATTTTAATCGGTTGAATTTATTATCTAATAATGGAGCAAGTAATATGTCAGCCTCCAGGTAGAAATTCATATATAAATCTACGGGCATCGATTCAAGTATCTTGTGGTTTAATCTTTCTCCAGCAGTAAACCATTCAGCCATTTGCTTCCAATGAAACTCGTTTGCTTTATTCCAACCGCAAAGAAGCATCCGTGTTGACTCCTTAAATGATTTAGACTTGGCTAATTCTCTAATCGGATTCTTTAACTGCCTCATGTCAGGAAAGTGAGTGATACTACCCGTGTGAGCAATGTTAACAAATTCGTTTACATTTCTTACCGCAGTAAATTGGTCACGGTCAAATGGCAAAGCATTCGGCAGAATAAAGCAGTTAGGATTTATCTTAATAATCTCAAGCCGTAATCGGTTGTGAGTTGTCGTAACGACATCCGCCACTTTAATATAATTCTTAATTACTTGAGTCACTCCTAATGACCGATAGGTAGGCGCAGATAAATGTTGGCTAAATAACTCCCAATAGTCATCAATATCGACAACCAATTTAAAGCCTAACTTAGCCTTCCATTTTAATAAATCGGGCAATGGTATCAATTCACAAAACCGATTGACTACAACCACGTTTATTGCTTTCTCAATGAGCATCTCTTCGGTCATTGTATCCGTAATAATACAATATTCCTTTTTCATTACGGATAATGGCAATGCTAATCGATGGTAAGTGACTCCTGAATGTCTACTTCCGACTGCGCAGATTCTTAGTTTGGACATCGTTTGGTTTTGGTTGGTTGAGTTTTGCAATATACTTAATCCCTTCGTAATGTGCTGACAATCTTTTAAGCATATCAAATACGCAAGAGCCACACCAAGAATTAAAATTAAAATCTTTGTTTACATATTTACGATATAGGGTCGCATATTCTTCAAGTACTTCTCGGTCAATGTTTTTAGTAAACCCTAAAGCAACTGCCTCAAAGTTTATAATATTGGCTTCTATAAATGCTATCTCTTGCTCGTTCATAGTTTGTTTATTAATCTAAAAATGACCGCTCCTAAAATCCCCGAACTAAATACGATTGCAATCCATTCTTGAAACTGCATAGGTACGACAATCAAAACGATAGCGCTCCAAGTACTTAGACAAGGAGTGCAACTAAACGGCTTAAAGTTTAGTCCGAATGACTGATATAAATTAGTCATTGTAAAAAAGACTGCAAAAGAAACGGCTGCGATTATTGTGATCATTTGTTTGTTTGGTAAATTTCATCTTGAACTAAATTCCAATATGCCTGGTCATCTGCTTTTAATTTCTGCTCAAGAATTAATGAACAAAAGTACAAAGCTAATTCAAAAGCAAATGCTTTATTGCCACAAAAATAAAGTGCATTAATTAATAAACTATTTGCTTTCTCGTCAGGCTTCATCCCTTATTTTCTTTTTAATGTTTGAAATCGTTTTGACTATGGACATATATGGAATGCCAGTCTTTCTCGAAATCTCAGTTTGATTAAAATTCAATTCGACATAAGTATCAAGCAACATATCTTCGTACCAGGATAATTCTTTTCGTGCTACCTCCACTCGATTAAATAGTTTTTCTTTGTAATCCTTAGATTCATCCTCAATCTGCACTAACTCTTCTAAACCATCAATCGATTCAAACTTGGCTCTAAAGTGCCTGAAGAATGGCTGATTCATTCCCGTTGAATAAATCATATTAAGCATACACCTAACAAGCCAAAACTTCAATCCGTTGCTTCCGTTGTTATTATAAATCGACCAAAATTTGTCTTCGGTTATAGAGCAAAGATTCACAAACATTTCTTGCTTTAGTTCTTCCCTTAAATTTGCTGGGTGCATTTTCATCAAGGCTTGTTTAATCTCCTTTGAATTATAAAGTTCCTCAATGATTTGCGACCTGGTCATTCCTTTGATTTTCTGATTATCTCAAAAATAAAATAAACGATAAAAGCCACTTCGATTATTCCAACCGCAATGGCTTCCCAAATTAACCTTTCCACTTTTCAAGTTCCCGATTTAAATACCAAACCGCTTTATCTAAATCTTTCTTTTTAAATCCTTTCTTATCGGCTCTTAAGATGTACTTGATTGAATTGCCAAGATTAAAATTAAGGTCGAAAGCATCAATTATATCAATGACCTCGATGCCATTACCCTGATAATGCTCAGGATGATTGACCTCTTCTTTGATAACTCCTTGATAATTAATCTTTTCCATGTGCAAAGTTTACATTAAAGATTGTGCAATTCCAAATAATCCTTGATTTTTTTTGTTTGTCGATATGCTGGGTACGATGCACCGCTTTCCATTTTGATTCGATTTAGGTTTATTTCAAGGCTATAATTTAAATCGTGATAGGTAGCGCAGTCGATAACTACTTGAATCGTAGGTCGTTGTAATCTCATTGTAATCCATTTAATTGCATTTAGATAATTATCCTTCAAATCTCATCCAATCTAAATCTCCGAATTAAACTCTCGCAGTCCTCAATGCTTCGTACAATCGCATAATAATATCCGTGATTAATGGCTATTGATTCAAATGTTTTTTGATTTGGTTGCTGAGTTCCCTTGTCAATTTTAACTTCAACAAATAATCCTTTCCATTTCTTATTTGAAACCATCCAAAACATATCAGCAACTCCAGCCTTTGCTCCTTCCATCTTTAATTTGATTGCAACGAGCCTATGCCTTGCGCCTCCATTTGGAATAGCATAGAAGTAAAAGTCCTGAGTCCATTCTAACCATTTACAAATTGCAACCTGGAGCTTATGTTCGTGTTCGTTTCTCATTATACCTTATCTCATATAAAAATTAAATATCTTAATTATTTATACCCTATTGCATATAAATAACATTAAACTTATTTTACAATTTGTATGCTTTTTGTCAATTATCTTTAACGTTATAAGTTTCGTTGTAATATTTTTCTTTTGGCTCATAAGCATCAGGAGTACAAATAGTTGCTCCATTAGTTTGTCCACATAACCAAGCATCTTTTATCTGCTCTTTCTCCATTTGTTTTGCTTGTTCCCATATTTTATTATTACTTATAAATTCTTCTTCGTCATATGGCTCAAAGTTTAAATTATCTAGTAGCCATTCTACTGCCGTTAGTTTATTTTCCATTGCTATTATATTTTAATCTTCCGTGACTTGTATACAATTTTAAATCAATCGTGTCATTGTAAATATCCTCAGATTCGGAAATTCCGAATACCCACTTTGGCTCATTATTTTTTTGTATTGTCTGATTATTTTTCAAAGCATAATAGTAAGCATAGCAAATTAATGCCAGCGCAGTTCCATAAATTAGTTTTCTTTTCATTTTTCGTTTGGTTTAATAGTTCCATCATTATCGATATGACAATCAAATGTAACTAAAGAATTGATAAATTTAATATACCCTTGAGTTTTGCAGTGCATTTTCCTTTCTTCAATATCCTGAATGTTAGAATACTTATTCCAAAGTTCAATTCTTTCTTCTTTTGAAATCGTTGGAATCTTAAATTTTTCCAAGTAATCAAATAGGATTGATAATCCTCCAGCAATAAAAGTAAATTTCTTATCGTTCTTCTCGCAGAATCTAATCTGATTGGCATACTCATTAGCCGTGTCAATTGCTTGCTTCTTTAATTCTTGGTCACTTGGCTTTTCTTTCACTTGTTCAATGGGTTTAGGTAAGTTCTTAATCTCTTGTCTTGCATACTCCAGGTAAGCACTCATAATTCTACCAAAATATTCGCATGAGAAATTCTCATAGCATTTAGAATCGATATTTAACTTCCCAGCAACTGCCATTTCAAAGGCTAATTTTATTTCCTCGCAAGTATTATTACCAAAATTTGACTTAACAAAATTGGTTAACACAAACTTTTCTTCTTCGGTAGGTAGATTGCTTCCTCGTAAGCCAACCAAAAGCATAGAGTAGCGTAATGCTTGCTTTATAGTATCTTCGTTGCTT